ACTCATGCATCACGTTGGTGCTAGACAGCAAACGCCACAGCACACGAGTGTTAGGAGCAGCAACCAGGATCTTCTGGGCAGCAGCATCATCAAGTTGACTGACAATATCTACCAGCACCTCACGGTCATTCTCTGCAGCAAGCAGAGATTTGTTACGCTCGATGTCAACAACGTGTGCTTGGATAGTAGGAGGAATGATACTACCGTTGGCGATGAGTTCGGGGGCAGGAATAGAAATCAGTTCGTTGCCATACACATCAGTATTGTTCATACTGTTAGCTGCGCTACGATACCTGGGAGTAGCAGTAAAATAGTATGCGTTCTTGGCAGTCAGAGTAGCAGTAGCAACTTCTTTGAAGAAGTCACGACGAACAGAATTGTGTGCCTCATCGTAATAGATGGTATCCACATCAATACCTGCTTCGTTGATACGACGCAGAGAGTTGTAGGTGGTAAAGATCAGTTGATGAGTATTAGATGCCTTGCAGACAGCATCGTGACAACGGATCTCGTTGATCTTGGTGGTGCTGTTACCTTCGATCTCACCGCTGTGAACGTGAAGAGTACAAACATCAACCTTGCCATTCAGCTCAGCAAAGAACTCTTCATACAACTGAACCGACAGCAGGATGCGAGGAGAGACCACTACAATGGTCTGTGGGCGGTCTGCCTCTTGAAAGCGACGCAGACAGTCAAGGATCATAGGAAGCGTCTTGCCGCCGCCTGTAGGGCAGGTGACACGACCGACAGCAGCAGTCTGCATAGCGTCAAGAATGCGCTGCTGGTGAGGACGAAGAGTGAAAGTCATGCGGTTCGCTGTTGATGAGAATAGTATAGGGCATGAGAAAGGGGGCACGAGGCCCCCCTGTGACAGTTCTTCAAGTGGATCAATACTCGTCAATAGGAACTAGTTCTGTAGAATCAAGTTCGTGACATCCAATCAATTGAGGACGAGCTCCAAGAATGATATATGGTGTTTTGTTGCACTTGAATGCGCTAATCATCTGCTTATTGCCAGCAAAAATATCTTTAGCCACCATCTTATATGCGGCAGAGATATAAAAATCTAGATCTTTCACAAAGTTTTTCATATTCTCACGAGCAACAGAATGAAGATGACTGTTAGTATAAAGAATGATCTGAGCAGGATCTTTATCATTCACGATAGAATCAAGAATTGCTTGACAAAATGCTCGCATCGCATAGGTATCTTGTTCAACCGAAAACAACCACGTTTTCTTATTATCAATCTTGATACCAGCTTTCTTTTCTACCCATCGCACATGTGCTTCACGAGATTCGACACGTACAACAGCATCGCCAGCAGCAGCACGTTTCATAGCTTCATTAACAATCAAAGTGATGTTACGGGCGTTAAAATATTTTTGAATATGAATGCGATTCATATAGAAAGAGCGAATGTCAGCTTCCTCATTTTTCAATTCACCAAGCTTGATTAAACCAAGCGCAGCAACTACACAATCTTCACGAGTTGCCTTTGTAGCAGGATCGTGCTCAAGGTTGGTAATCAAACCATTCGCTACACGACACGTTTCGGTTTTGTCAATACGAGAATAAACAAAAACAGGAATATAACGCTCACCACGCTTCTTTGCTCCCATCACACGACCACGACCATCAACTGGTTTGCCAGTAGTGTCAATAATAGGAGGGACATAGCAAGTTTTAAACCCACCAACTTCAAACTTGTTTTCAAACTCTTCAATACGTTCTTTGATGGTTCCTTCGGAACGAATAAGATCGTTAGACCAAATAGGATCGTCTTCATCTACGGTTGAAACATCCAAGTTGCTGACATACTCAAAGTTATATCCTTCCATGACAGGAGGAGCAACTTTATTGGAAAGATAATCTGTTAAATCAATAGTGCCAACGCTATTGAAACCAGGAATTTGTTGAGGGCCAACAATAGGCAATTCGTAAGTCATAATTAACTCTTTTGTAAATTACATTTAGGTTCAATCAAGTTGCATAGTGCGGTTTGATTGATGAGATCAATATAACAGAGATTTCTGGGTCCGTCAAGCCCTTGATTGATAAGCGTTCCTAATCGTCCACGGCATCAACTGATCCAATATCACACACGGGCACTTCATGCTCACCAGCAATCAGATACCAATGTTGTAACGTACCGTGATACTCTGGATGTGCCTTGAATGTCTCGGGATACTCTCGCACACCAATATATGACAATTCATTATCTGGAATATTATTGTCACGAAGGAGAGCCTGAAGTTGTAAATGCTTCAGCTCAATTTCAGATGGGACTTTCATTCGCTATTTCCGAATAGAGAATACAGTATAGGTTACTCTTCTGGTTCTGTCAAGTCTTCTAAAAGACTGCCAAATTGATTTAGATATTCTTCTGTAACTTCTTTTGCTGCTTCTCCAATAGTAACAACTCCAGAGTATGGTACAGCAAATTCGGAACTTGAAGATGCTGACATCCATGCGATATAATTAATATCAAACTTTAATGGTTCTCCTTTCTCAGATGTTTGACGCATTACGAGACTATATGGATATGTAAATTTAAATCCTATATTTTTTCCTTTCTCATCTTTCATGTCAACAATATCAGCGATTACCTGTTCACCTGTAACCATTTTTGCAACTTTTACTGTCATAATTATTTTTGTGGTGGTTTAACTAATCCCTCTTTGAGAAATTTTCGTGCTACTTCTATCAGTCCACCAATTTTCTCATCATCAATTATAACATAGGGTAGCATAGCTACACCAGGATTTTTTTTCTGGAATTCTTCTAATGTAATATCAGATCCTATTTCTATTTGAGAATAGGTTTGATCTGCTCTTTGCATCAACTCTTTTATATGAGCACAAGCAGAACAGTCTGGTAAAGTATAAATTGTGATATCCATAATTAATTTTCAAATACAATATATCCTGTTTGATCTATGACATAACATTTAAAGTAATATTCATCACTTTCTACATATTCTCTGTTTGGAAACCATGATGCTGCATTTACTTTTGCAACATCATCACTTTTGAACTCAATAATATTGTCATGTTTTGTTTTAATAATTAAAAGCAAATCTTCGGGTAGAAATTCTTCGTAATATGAATATACACTATTAATTAAATCTTGATCTTTACATTCATCTAGTGCCTTATTATAAAAGTAAACTAATGAGCAATTATTTATTTCACAGTAATTATACATCATATCAAAAATATTTTTTGATTCGAATACTTCAATCATTCTTCTGCTCCATTTTCTTCAGAATCAAGTTTTGTAAGTATGAAATCAAGAACATCCTTACTATCTAAATCTTTGCCTTCTGTAATAAGTTTGTTGACAAATTCTGTATTTTGCTCTGGAGCTTGGAATACTGGAAGTTTTAACATTTGATCACGATAGTTTTTATAATTCAAAGGATTCATCATTTGTTGTTTTACAATCAAAGTTTGAATAATTCTTTCCTTAAAATTAGACAAAACATATGCAGAGAGTTTTAAATATTGACCATCAGTTTCTAGATATCCTTCTTCTTTTTGTGATTTATAATATTTTTTCCAATCTTCTGGAGAAATTGGGAACATAACGTCAGTTGCTTCAATATATGAAGAATTTTGTGGAATATCTCTTAATGCTTTTCTATATTTTTTCCACAATTCTTTTTCTTCATCAGAAATAGGACTATCGAAACCAAATACCCAATCAGTATCATCCAACAAGAAATTTCTTGCTAATCTAATTCCATACCATGTAGCTTGCTTGCTCTCAAGATATGCATTAGTAAGTTCTTTTTGATAATCCTCTTTTTCTATGCTATCAATTAAATAAAATGCCTCTTTTAAAGATTCAAAAATTTCTTTTGCCTCTTCTAAATCTGAAGAAATGATTTCCATTTCATAATCTTTCCAAAAATATTCATTAGTAGAAAAGTTTTTCATAAACTTTCTTCTTTGAACATGGAAAGCACCAGTATCATAATACGAGAATTCGATTAGCCTATCTTTATCACTATCCCATGTTGGATAAAGAAGGGGACCAATATGATCATTCCAATATGTGTCAGTAAGATCTCGTGTTACTCCACGGTAGTTTACCTGCCTTTGAATGGCATTTAGTTGCAAAATTAAATTTGGAACATTTGATTCCGATACGATACTCATAGTTTTGGTGCTCTCATAAACCATCCCGTTAGTATATATTTATCTTGTGTTAGGACAGTCAATCCACGATGAGTATGAGTGAAATGTGCTGGCCAAATGACAATTGTTCCCTGTGTAGGTTTAATTCTTCTCAACTGATAAATGTATTCTGTCTCACCTTCACCTTCTGGCATGTCATTTAAGTATATTGTCCATACAAGAATTCTATTTGATGTATCAACATTACCAGATTCGTAATGCCAAACATGATATCCTCCTCCTGGTTGAGTCCTTTGCAATTTATAGTGAGGAGAAAATAACAATTCTCTGTTTAATGCATCATACTTATCAACATAATGCATCACACAAACTTGTAAGTACTCACCAACATGTTGTGCTAATTCTTTATTAAAACTTTCTATCAACAAACAAGTATCAGATCTTCCCAGTTTTCCTTTGTCAAACTGTTTATCACTTTTCCATACTTTACTAGTGGAAGCAGATATTTGTAATTTTTCTTTAAATTCAGTAATAAGTCTTTCACAAATATCTGCATTTAAAAAATTTGGATAAACTCCAATAAAATCTTGATATTCTGCTTTCACAAGATCTAATGATATAAATGGTTCGGTCATATTAAAATGCTTTGATAAGGTATTTTGTTAGCATGTAAGGTTCCACTAATGGAACGTCTTTTACTGGATCTAAAAATGGTGTTGGAACTAATGGAACACCAGCAGTCATTCTAAATGAAAGATCATTAACTGCCATACCTGCTGGATAAGCAGAATTTGCTGCTCCTTCAATTGTGTAGCTAACTGTCTTAGAACTTAAAGCTATTTCTCCTGGTGTTGGTACAAATTGTACTTCTGATACTAACTTATAATCATAGAAAAATTCACAAATTCCAAAATGATCAACATTTCCACCATTATCGTTTGCACCAGAAGCTGTAGTTCTTTTCTGGAGAATCTTAAATTTAACATTATTGGTTTGTGCTCCTCCAGGTAATGTAAGAGTATAAGTGTACCATTTAGTATCTCCACTTGTACCGTCATAGTTAGATGCGATTTCTGCATCAGTTGGTCTTGGAACTAAGACTCCAAGAAATTGATTATCAGGAAAATTACTAGAACCATCAGTATTATAATATACTCTCAGTTCATCTGCACTATCATCAGGTTTTTCTCCGCCATTAATATTATTTCCTCTTGCACACTTAACTCCAATTGTTTCAACCAAAGTACAGTCCTGAGGCAGTAAAACAATAAATCTTTCTAACTCAGTACCACCTATTTTAACATACTTTGTATATGCTGTACCAGTCCCACTACCTAATGTAATACCAGTCACGCCACCATTAGCACCAATAGTTGTAGTTGCTGTTGTTCCAGCACCACAACCTCCCAATAGTCTAACTTTTGGTGGTGATGTATAACCACTACCACTAGCAGTTATAGTAAATCCAGTAACGGCACCATTACTAATTATGGCAGTAGCAGTTGCACCAGATCCAGGTGTGCCTTGTTGAGGACTAATAACAACAGTAGGAACTTGTGTTGTTGGTAATTTGAATCCACTTGCATTTCCTGTACCAGCTCCAGATGAGTAAATTTCTGGACCAGCACTTGCACTTTCTATAATATCACCAATAGAAATAGTGCTTGTTCCACCTTGATATCCTGTAATGATAGCAGACTGAATTGTAACAAATCCACCTCCGCCATTATTACTACTTACACTATTCGACCCACTAATTTGTCTAGAAACACCAGAACCTCCACTACCAACAGTAACTACTGCTGAAGAAATCCCGTTTGCATTTAGAGCAGTTCCTAATATATTTCCAAATATCTTACCGCCCGATCCTCCTCCGCCGCCTCCAGAAGTCCAATAACTTCTATCTTCTGTAATTTGACCTACAATTCTACCATTAGTAGTTGAACTGTCACCAGATGCAATCAAGTCAAACACATCTGAGCGATAACTAGTTAATCCTCTAGCACCACCATAACCTCCACCATGTCCGCCTGTGCCGCCACCACCGCCGCCTGCTCCACCTGCACTACCACCACCCTCAGGTCCTTGAGGTTGTCCAGCTTGATTTGCTAATCCGACACCGCCGCCGCCTCCGCCACCGCCGCCGCCTGTGCATCCATAATTACCACCAGTACCACCTACTCCAGAAAATAAAGGTTGTGTTACAGCTTGAGGACTATCTGTGATTGGATTACCAGTGGCATTATCACCACACTGTCCCTCACCCGTTCCACCTCCACCCCCACCGCCGCCTACGCCAGCAAGAATTGAAGCAGTAACACCTCCAGCAGAACCAATAATAATAGTTGCAGCTCCACCTCCACCACCGTTGCTAGCATAACCAGCACCTCCAATTCCACCACCTGCTGTTCCATATGTTGCTGCTGCTGATGTTGGTCTTGGTTGTCCACCTTGTCCTGGAAAACAAGAAAATGAAGCCCCTTGAGCATTAGAAAGATTTTTAAGACTAAGTTTCATGTATTTTCCAGGTTTTCCTTGACCAGTTGTACATCCATACTGATATGCACTTGGATCGATACCAACTGATCCAAAAAGTTCAAATGTTACACCAGTTATAGTATAGTTTGTGCTAGTTGGTACGACTGCAAACGCACCAGTACTTGGATAATTAAATGTTACAGGTGATAGTGGAACCACATTACTGACACTTAAATATTTTCCAGCACTTCCACTTGCACTTGCAGCACCACCCCAGGTTCCAGATGGATTTTCTGTTGGATATAAATTTTTCCAAAATTGCCCTGCGGCGCCATTTCCACCAGAAAATCCTGCTAATGACCCACCCTGATTTGTTGTTATATTAAAAATACTAGAAGCAGAACCAGTAACGCTGTTTGTCCCAGCAGTACCACCACTACCGCCAGTTGTTGCCCCAGCAGCATTACCTTTATTACCGCCTCCAGCTGTAATAACACATAGTCCATTACCTATATTTACGGAGGATGTTCCACCATTATTACCTGCTTGATCATAAACTGCTCCAGATGCACCACCACCTTGAACAGTAATGGTGACTTCATTAACAGCAGTATTAAAACTATAGTTATAAGTTCCAGGACTATTATAATTTGTTGTTTGATAATCATAAATTGGTGTCCCAGCAGTTAGGATAGTTCTACCACCAATTAAAGAAGTAGAACTAAAAAATCTAAAAGTTGGATTTGGTGTAAATGTAATCAACTCAAATGTTCCAGAGTTACCAGATGCAAAAACAGTAGTACCATTTGGTTTGATAGTTCCTAGTTCTGGATCTCCTCCTGTGTAATTAAATAAGTCGTATGTTGCAAATGCTGCATTAGTATTTGCTTTTTTTAATAGAGCATGACTATGTGTAAGTGAAACTCCACCAGAGGGAGTAAATCCTTCTACTTTACCCTTTCCAGTCTTATATCCAGTCAAATATGTATCATATATTCCGCCCGATTTTAGTCCTGATGTTTGTGGACATTCTGAGTGAAACAGTAAATGAGAATGTTGAGGTGCTCCAGCTAACTTCTTTTCTGCTAGTGTAAATGTAATTGTTTCTGATCCTATAATATTACCACTAAGAGTATCAGTAACATCCGTATATCCAGTTGTGGTAACAGCTCCCAAATTAAATTGTCCTTTTTGTGACTGTTCATCAAAATACCACTTACCACCAATACTTTCAATACCAATTGCTAAATCGATATTTGCAATAACTGGTGATCCACTACCATAAACTGGTCCATATCCAACAATTTTTTTAGCAAGCAAATCAGGAACTTTAAATGTTCCCATATCAGTATCAGGCCAATGCTCTAATACATTTTCTTGTAAAATTGGAGCAATTGAACCCTGATTGTTCATTCTAATTTTAAATGTTGCTCCCGTGCCAGAACCAGAAATAGATATTGTTGGTGGTGTTGTATAACCTACTCCAGTTTTAATGATAGTAATTGAAGTAACTTTACCACTATCAACAACTATTGTTCCAGTTGCTGTAATCCCTCCAGTTGGTGCTGCAGAAAAAGTTACTGTATTCGTAGAAGAATATCCACTACCACCTGATAAGACAGTAATTCCGTTACTAGAAGATCCACCATAACTATTCCCAATTGCTGCATATAATAAAGGATAATCAGAAATATTATATTCAGATCCATCACAATAAAGATATCCTCTATATTGAAAATCTGGATTCAATTCTGGTTGAGCATCACCAGTAATATTTACGTAAGAAGTTGTTCCATTAACAGCATTTCCAGTTGGCACAAATTCAGAATCAAAAGATTTTTTACCAGATTTAGTTTTTAAGACATTAATGATCGTTCCTACAGAGGCAGAGTCTGGACCTTTCTCTGAGTAATAATTTTGTCTGTTATTGCGATATACAGGATTAAAAGCTGGCATTTTATATCTTTATTAAATATTCTAGTACAATAAATGGTGATGACACCGCATCAATAGATGCTTCTGTTTCTGGAAAAAGACTTATCGTAGTATTTAATGCATCTGGTTCCAATAAAAATGTATCTGTGACAATTTTAAAATTGTGACCAGATTTAGTTATAAGAATTTTATGGTTATGTACAGTAGGATCATCAACACCATCAGTATATTGAAGTTCTTCTACTTCACTTTGAATATTATGTGCTTGTGGAAATGATGATGTACTAGTTAAATTTGAATTGAGTGGTAATACATCAGAAAGTGATGTACCTTTCCAGTCACTAGGAACACCAAAAGCTCCTGTAAGATAAGTTGCAGGAGTAGTTCCAGTGGTCCCCCAAGTTTCACCATCTGCACCTCCATTAAAAAGATCAGGAACACATCCAATTAAAGAATCAACATATACATATACTCTTGTTCCAGGAAATCCAAACCAATCTTCACCTAAATTATATGAATATTGATTTTTGATTAAACAATAACATCTTAAGTTTGATAGTGAGCATCCAGTTCGACAAAAATTACTATAAGCTGTAAGTTGACTACCCAAGAAAAGCGGTGGTGGTAACGGAACAATAATTTGATTATCTGGTGTATTAGCTTTTTCTCCAGATGCAATTGCCCAACATGCGGGTTGATTGCTTCCTGGAGCTCCATTACTCAGTCCACCCTCACTATATTTTGTAGCATTTAACCAATCATCAATATTAACAGTACTTGCATTTTGAAAACTTTGTACCCCCTGGGCTATATCTTGACCACTTGTTGGTGGGTTTTTTGGTTTTATTCTAACTCTATTTGTAGTAGAAAAATGCATATGAGGGTGAAGTGCTAAAGTATCAACCGCTTCAGAATCAGTATATCCAGAATTACCCCATGTATAGGCTGCTTTACCCTTGAGAGCAAAAGTCTGTGGTGGTATAATAAATTTTCCAGAATATGTGACAGTCGCAACTTCACCAACGTTAGATGTTGCTTCTACACCCATACCAGATCTTTTAATAAAATTTCCAGCCTGTGTCTCTGTTAAAATATTATTATATACCCCAGCGTCAGCACCAGGAGTTGGTCTAGGATACTTAGATCCTAGATCTGGAACAACAAATTCATCGTTAGTCAATACTGTAAGAGGAACTCCATTTTGATCTTTTCTTACAAATTTACAATTACTACCAGTACCAATAATTGTTGCAAGATCTGGATACTGTGCTACATTATATTTTGACCCATCACACCTTAAATATCCTGCAGGCAAAATATTTTTAGAATCTGGATTTTGTGGATTATTTGCAGAAGGAATTTCTACAGGCCAAACGATGATACTACCAGTAAGAGTACCATATTTACTTCTTTCTTTTGAGTAATGTACTGCCATCAGTATGCCCTAATGATGTAAACAACATTTAGTGATGGATTAGCAATATTTGCTAATATATTTAGGGCACCAGTAATAGTCTCTGGTGTGACATCACCACGTTGAACATTAGTAACTGGATGTGTTGTTGGACCTGTAAGATTACCATTTAACATAGTAACATCAAAACTAGCATGATTATGTGACGCAAATGTTGATGATGCTGGATCTTGTGCTGCAGCAGTAGAATTTAATGAAGTTGGAAAAGTTCCATGTCTAAAAGTTAGACTTGTTTGTACAGATCCAGCGCCACCAATTGCGTTGCTAAGATCTAAAATATAATTTCCATTATCATCTTTGAACAATCCTAAAATTTGAGTTCCAGGTTGAATAAATGTTCCACTAGTAGTCCCAGATTGAACATACATAAATGGAACAATATTTGTTTTATTTGTTCCTAAATTTGTTGATGCTGGCAAGGTTATTTGAGCAGTTTGAGCTGTAATAGTAATATTACTAACAGCAAAAACTGGTGCTGCTTCTGGGTCATCTGTCAGTCCTGTTCCACCAGTAATTCCAGTATTAATACCAAAATAGTTTCTTCTATTTGAAGTCTCCATAGGACGAGGGAACATTCCCGTCCAGGCAGCTTCAGCGTGAGTAGTAATAGGAATACTAGCAGAAATAAGATCAGTATAAACTTGGGATTCTAAAACTCTCGCTGGTGCAGTTGATGATGGTATTGAAGAGTAATCATATGTAACCGAACCACCTAGGGCAGGAAATGTATTAAATTGATTTGTTTGAATTAATGTATTTTCATCATAAAATGTGATTGGAGCAGCACCCTGACACCAAGTATCTGCATTAGCTTCTTGGTTGAATGCTGCTTCATTCCATGAAAGACTTCCACACCCTAAAGGAAGACTTCTACTTCCGCTAACTGTCATCGATGAAGGAGAGAATACATCTGGTGGTGCTGAACCAGCAAGTGCGCTATCATATGTTCCAGGATGTTTATGATAAGGCGTATGATTGATACCAAGTTTTCTAGGAACAGTATAAACAGTTGTTGAAAATGACGGAGGACTGATTGTTATATTAGATTGCCCAGGAGCACCAGTCATTTTTCCAACAAATAAAATTTGAGAAGCAACATTAAATGCTAAATCTGTATCAGCAGAAATTAAAGTAGGAATAGAAACAGTCAATCCATCATCAACAACAAGTGCAGATAATTTACTAAGCGCATCTGTTTGACCATATTGATAAGCACTTTGTGCTAACATCTGCGGTTCTAAATCCATCATGCATCTTCCAGTAATATCTGGTATCTTGATAGTACCGCCATAATGTGGGAAATCTCCAGTTATAGTAGATCCTCCATAACTATTACCAAGAACAGAAGTCAATAATGGATATCTATTAGCTTGGTATACTTTGCCATCGCACAATATCCAACCATTAGGAACGTTAGAAAGTATATCTCCCTCATTTCCATCTCCTGACCATAACATGATTGTGCCAATTTTGGCAGTTTTCATGGATTTAATTGAACCGTAATTTTGTGCCATAAGATTATAGTTCTACTAACCACCAACCACGAAGGTTTGAAGGAATTTCTGAAGCAAGTGGATCATTAGGAGCATCTGTTGTTCCAACAAATAGAAGTCCAAATGAGGCATTTCTGGTTTGAATAATAAGTTCACCACTATCCCAACTTTGAGCAAGAAGACCAGATCCAGAACCAGATGTTAGTTTTGAACCAGTGACATCTCCCTGTATTCCAGTAGCAGTATTATTAATCTTCAGAGCTCTAATAACGAGGTTTGTATTGTAACTTAGATTTCCAGTTAATTCTATAAATCTAATTATATCACCAGTAACAGCATTAGTTGGTAGATAAAGAACCATATTACCACCAGTTGTAAGATTCAACAAGTAATTATTATTTGGTTGTAATGGATTTGCTTGAGTCTGACCGATTCCAGTTGCAGATTGTGCAACATAAGTCCATCTTCTACCACCGTTTGCAGTAAAATATTGTTTAATACCAAATGCATCAATTGAACCATCTTGATATAAAATAAAGTCTCTAGGTCCAGTTGTTCCTCCAGTACCAGCAGATCCAAGATTATCAATATGGAGAATTGGTGTAGATGCAGACTGATTAGCAAATATTTGACCCTTAATATACAGGGATTCACCCATATCAACTTTACCACTTGCTCTATCAACTTTAAATACTAGTTTATTGTCACATACTCCGTTTTCTTGACATTGCTCATTATAAACTTGAAGATTACCAAATATATTTGCAAATCCCTTGAGATACATACCGTTTCTACCAGTAAGTTCGTCAACGATTGCACCATCACCAGGGTGACCATCATCATTAGTTACGTTGAATACTAAAGTTGTTCCATCAGTTCCATAGACTCTAATATTTCCACTTGTGATGTTAAGAGATCCATGAGATGTAATATCTCCACCACCAAAGAACTTCTCAATATCACCAGTAACAGGATCACGATATGATTTTGGAAGTCTTACACCATATATTGGGTCATTTGCACTATTCTTGCTATCTGGATAGAAGAATTCATTATCAATTCTAACAAAGTATTCATAGTCTAATTTTTCTGCAATAAGATCGCCATTAACTAATTTAATTCGAATCTTATTAGGATTGATATTTGGAGCTTCAACAGAAATTCTTCCAGTTGCTGGGATAGCTTCAGCAAGAGTTGTGGTTCTTGGATCCTTTTGAATCTTGACAACAATTGCTCCACTATTCCATGATTGTGCTGTTGTACTTTCTCTTCCTCTACCACCAGTTGGATATATAGCATTAGTAGATGTAGGAAGTAATTTATTTCCGTTAGAATCAGTATATGGTGTATCTGTGATTTGAATAATTTCAACTTTAGAAATTCCATCTACAATAGCAACAAGATCTCCCTTATTGAATGCTGCTAAGTTTGTTGCAATTGGAATATTAGATGTTGCTGGAGTTACACTACCAGTTTGTTGAGTAGCAAGGATTGTTGTGAGCGGACCAGCAGCTTGAATACTAAATGGATCTCTTCTATAGACATGAACTGGAGTAGTTGTAGTATGAGCAGCTGCTGTTGTTCCATAGAAAGCACCAACAACAAATACTGTTGCAAAATTACTTCCAAAGAATGCATCACCAGTACAAATGTCAATTTGTGCTGTGGTATAAAGCTCATTTTTGAATGTAAGTTTTGTATTATCTGCTGTTCCTGCACCACCACACTGACCAGTTACAGTTAGATTTCCATAAATGAATGTATTTGTATTAATATTGCCAGGGTCACCTAAAGAAACACTACCAGTTGTTGAATCAACTTCAAATACTGTTTCTTCTGCTG